GAATTTTCCCCGCGGCGCTTCTTGGACACACTGACAGTTGAATCAGTCGTCATGGGACTTCGCGGGGCGCTCGGCACAGCCCGGGACGAGCAAACCGGAAACACAGAGATCATCATGGACATCTTTAGTGACAAATACAACCAGGCCTCAACAAAGGACCCAAACGAACTTTACGAGCAATTTCAGCGCTTAGTGGGCAATAATACATACTTAGGAGCGGTTAAGTCAGCAGACGACAGATACGGCCTTGGAATTGCCCAAAACTACGGAGAATACACGGAAATGGAAGACATGGCCCGCGCCAGAGTCAAGAAACTTCTCAGTAATCTTTCCCCCGACGTAATTGCCCAATGGCAGGCGGCGCATAAAGAGGGCCGACGGGCCTTAGAACGATTTTTCATCCAGCGTTTTAAGGGTTATGAGTCAATTACCCAAGACATTTTTGGAGGAACACCGAAAGAAGTAGCCAAGAAGCTCAATTTTGACGACCCAGAAGTCCGCGCGCTCATGCTCACTCTTAACCCAAGGGAATACATTTCCTACAAGAAAGACATCAAGGGAGTCATAGGGGGAACCTTGCGCACCATGGTAGATGCGATGACCAAACCGGTCAAAACCTCGGCCATCTTCTCTACCCATCCGGTTGATCTCCTGCGCAGCGGTGCACACCTCCCCTGCCAAAGCTGCCAGACCCTGGACGCCATGAAGGACACAAATGTGCTCCACGTGACTGCGGGAGATCCTAGGGCTGGTATACTATACAAATTGGACTCGACGGGAAAAATGGCGGCCAGGTCTATGCTTCACGTTGACTACCGCACCGGGGACCTGCACCATCCCGAATTTGGAAAGATCTACGGAGACACGACGGCCCTGGTGCTTGCCGCTAGAGAGCAGTCCCAGCGCGCCAAAACCTTCGCCGAGGCCGGACTCGATGATGCAGCGGCGTCAGCTAAAGCAAAGGCTGAATCGTTTAGAAAGCGCGTGCTGGAGGTCCAAAAGGCACGGTTTGAGCTGGAACTAATCAATAACGATCTTGCAGGAGTAATAAGGTATGACAACCCGGAACAGCCGAGCAAACTTTATGGCTGGTAGCCTGACGGCTTTGCAGCTCGCGGCTGGAAAGCCTCACATCCTTGAATCGCCGAGAGTGAGGAAATACTTCCTCATGATGGACCCGCTGGAGAGGGAGCGTTTCCTTGACATGCTTTCCCCCTCCGAGCGGGAAACCTTCGTGAGGACCCTACGAAACATGCGGGCATAACTCCCGCAGAGGACAGCCCTTCTTCAACTGCTCCCCGACCTCCTCAATTAAATCATCAAGTTCCTGCTCTACGTGTGTTAATTGATTCTCCAGTGCTATGGTCTCATCTACCATCTCTTCCAACTCTTCGAGGAGTTTCCTCTGCACACGCATCTCCTCTAAGGCCTGCATGAGGCCGCCAAAATCAAACTGCTCAAGCAACCGGAGGGCTCCCTGTATGTCTTCAACCTCCACCAGGAGGGCCTCCAACTCCTGCCAGTCATCCCACACTTTTTTAGTCCGCTCCATTAGTTCCTGGAGGACCTGCGCATCGACCAAAGCATCCTCGACTGGATCTAAAACCTCCAATTCTTCTTCAAGATCTTCAACCGCCCTAATACGCACCTTGAGGTCCCTAATGTCCTCTTCCAGGGTCTCCAAGGCGGCCATACCGTCTTTGATGCGCTCAAAGCGACGGAGTGCGGCATCGACCAGAGCCAAACAAGCAAGTTCACTCCGCACGCACGTAATGGACTCCAGGAGGTCTTCAAGAGCCTCCAGCCCCTCTTCCAGGGAGACTGCCTCTTCCTCAAGTTCCTCGATACTAGAAAGCATCGCATCGGCGCGGTCCACCGCGGCAAGACGGGATAGGTCTACCTCAACACGGGCAAGGTCCTCCTGAGCCCGCGTTTTCAACGTGCTCAACTCGCGTTTATGTGCATTGGCAGCCTTTACGACCGCATCAATCTCCTCAAAATTGGCAAGGCGATTGAATCGGGCCGTTATCTCCGAAGGCCGCTCGGAAAGTAAGAAGTGGGAAACGTGCTGAGGTTGGAAGTTCACGTCGCTTAGGCGTAGGACCCTTTGCACCTCCTCCGGCACGTCCATCCCCACAGCTTTAAAAACTTGCCGACCGACACGGTATTCATTCGTCTTCGGCCCCTTTATTCGGGCCACAGACGCGTCATCGAAGTGCATGAGGACCTTCGTAGTGGCCTTTGGGTCGTCCCAGGGAGTGAGTTTCCCCTTCGGTTGCCGATTTGAAATCACCCACCTAATTGCCCGAAAAATAGAGGATTTCCCCACATTTGAGGAACCCACAATGAAATTTACTCCCGGACTGAAATCCAAAATTGACTTCTTGTGACCCTCGACGTTTTGCAAGACAAGACGCTTAAGCATCTTCCGGACTCCTCACAGTGTAGACTTCTTCGTCTTCACCAAGTTTCGGTTCACCCAGAAATTCCTTGGCCCGCTCTTGAGCCTCCTCAAGTGGAATACAGCAAAACTCCTTTTCCACCTCAATATCGGTCAAGTATTTGCCGACTACGTCGTGCCAAATTTGGTCCACCCTCAACGGCACCAGGGCTTGGGCCACACACGTCCGCTCATCCCGGTCCGCCGGAGGGTTGAACTGCACGTTGACGTAGTAAAGTTCCCGCGTAGGCAGCGGCACAACGCCCAAAATCTTACGTGACTGGTGCGCTATCACAGTCCGCGAAGCAAACTTAACCCGTTTCCCGGTGGGACATACTCCCGAACCGAGGACCAAGTGCTCACAGATCTTATCTTCCGTCCGACGCTGGACGAACTCGATAAATTTGGTTTGGGACTCAAGGAAAGGCTCAGTCATCTCTCGTCCATAACACACCAGTAGAGAATCAAAAGTGAGTAAGAACCCGTAACTGCGAGAAAACACCAAGTTATCGTATTCAAACGGCCAACCTTTACTAGTGATTTTGATAACCTTTTCCCACTTACCTAACATACCACTCACAAATGTTCCTTCATCTCCGGTAGACACAAATATGCCGAGCATAAAAGACCTCCTAATTAAGAGATACGACTCCCCTGCCTTTGACGTGACACTTGTTAGCAATATCATCAACGACTACATACAATGCATAATACACACCATCAGTGCCACTTACAGATAATACATTGTCAATAAAATTGCGCACAATTCCAAAGGCTTTGTCCACAGGAAGAGCAGTAATCATGGTGCAAAGCACACCGACTGGCTCATCAGCTAGATGAGTAGCGGCAACTACCATAACGGACAGCACAGCATACGCAATGCTGTTTAGAATAGAAACATCAAGAGTCTCAGAATACCTCGTGAGTGCAGAATGCAACCCATTTGGCCCTTTAAAGACCACGTCATGAAGGGCGTCCTTATTAAACTTGACCTTCTCAGCCAACTCCTTTGGGATCTCGACTACTCGACCATCTCGCTCAAAGACAACAAACTCCATGACTTACCTCCTACAAAGTGACATCATACGCTTGCCAAACGAAAACCACACCTTATCTAGTGCTGACATACTTCTTACATCAATCGTGCCGACGAGACGGTAGACATTATTTCGCCCGTCGTAGATCAAATCAAACCGACCATCACCCCGCCTCTGCCGCGGCGGGAGATTCGCCCTTATCTCCCTTACATCTAACCCTACATCCTTTGAAAGCACCAGAGTAAATCCTCTTCCTTTCCGCTTTGGGATTACTTTTGACAAGATGTCATTGTCACGAAGGAACTGGAGGAGCTTCAAATCAGCCATGGCACACTCCTAAAACACGTTTTCGGTTTCAAGTGGTTTGAAACAAGCCATCTCTAAGATGGAATTGAGTTTTATAAACGAATCATAGGGCATATCAATTACCCCAATTTCACTGCCCGGGGCCGATACCGCATGGGCATCATCTAAAGCCGCAATAATTCTTACCCTCTCAGGCTTCTCAAACAACTCACGCAGAATCAATTCCAACAGCTCAAATTCAATATCTACGTGCTCTATTATGTCTTTGACCACTCCGAAATCCGCCGGGAGGACCCCCTCCACTGTGCCTTGAATGGACACCTTGAAGCGGACCATCTTCCTGCCCGGGTCCGCAATGGACTCGCCTTTGAAGATGTGGACCCGGGCGTAGACGGTCTCCCCCTTCTTGTAGTATTCCAGCGGTTTTTGCCCAATCGTGAGCTTCTTTGTTTCCTTTTCCATCGCTAGTCTCCCCTAACAAGTTGAGTAGCCGCAATTCTTGCAGCAACGGCAACCACCTTGGCGCATGAAGGTGGCCTTCCCACACTCGGGACAAATATCTCCGCCCCCGTCGAGCAATTCCTTCTTGGTGTCCTCCCTGACCACACCGTAGTGGAGCAAGGCCAAGGCCAATGCCTCCGGGCCGGAACGCGCCGGCGTTTCCACCCCGGGGAGCTTATAAAACTCACCGGCGTCAATGCCGGAGAGGGTTTTTACGATGACCTGAATGGCGTCCGGATCGCGCTGGAGCATGGCACTGACCAGGCGGCCAAGAGCCTCAAGGTAACTCAATAGAGCAGACCCACTCTTTCCACCCACGGCGAATACCTCATAAACCCGCGGGTCTTCCTCAAAGAACCGATTGAGCGTGAAATACAGGGTCTTAGTGCCCCTGGCGGGAATGGTCATACCCTGGCGCACACCGACTTTGTCGGCCAGCCCCGTCGGGTCTTCCCAAGTGCCTTCTTCCCGTGTCTTCTCTTCCTCAGTCGATCTAAGAACCTGAACAGCACGGCAGCGATCACGATAGACCGTCAGCGATTTTAGACCGTCTTGAGCTGCCTGCTTAAAGATGCGAATGATGTCTTCCACCGTCGCCGAATTGGGCAGATTTACGGTTTTCGAGACGGCGGTGTGGCAATAGTCCTGGACGGCTTTCATTATTCGGAGTTGGGCGTCGGGGGAGATCTCAATTGCAGGCTTGAGCCTGTCGATCATGTCGGCAACAAGCGACCTCAACTTGAAGTAACGCGGTGTGCCATCGAGATCCTTCATCATCCGTTCCCACTCCTTGGCCCAGAGCGGTTCTACACCGGTAGAACCACAACCGGCAAAGATCGAGACGGAGCCGGTAGGAGCCTGGGACGTAGTCACGCAGTTAAAAAGACACCCGTGAGCGTCTAGTGTCTTTCGCACAAGATCATAAGCATGATCTTCCCAAGGAAAATCTAAATCATCACGTGTCAAGCCACAAAGCATTCTATCAGCATGCACTGGCAATTTCTTCGGTATCCAGTCATCAAATGGCCACTCGTCAACATACGTATCCGAATGGTAATGTTCCAGCTCAGAGTCGTTAGGCATGTCAGTCGGAATCATGTCCCAAATCACCGAAGCCAGCGTCGCAGAAGCGTTTAGTGTTCCAAATAGAATGTTGCGCTGAACCTTGCGAGTAAACTCCACACCTTCGTCGCTTTCGTAATCAATACCAAAATAGATCATCGACTCATGCAAGCCGGTGAGTCCAATACCAACTGGCCGCCAAAGCCAAGTCTTATACTTAAATGATGGCTCAGGATACCCACCGGCAAAGATGATGAAGTTACCAAACATAGCTGCATAAAAGGCAGACCAAAATATATTTTCAAGAAACTTATCTTCAGCACCATCACTGGCGAACGCAGAGGCAAGTGTGTTTATTGTCAGCAAATTACACACAGTTCCAGCAACAGACTGATATTCTCCGCAGTTGTGGATAATACAGCCATTGCCAAATGTGTAATTCTCCGGACGCATCATTTGAAAGTCATAAACGTAATCCTCACCAATTTCCACCACATCAACGACATCATCCATCAACTCTTCGATCCGGTCAAAATCAACTTCACCATCATTAACAAACTTATATAACGCATCAAAATCGTCAGGATGCACAACGATGAAACCAACATGAGGAGCACTAGCTCTAATACCAATCATACGCAACGCATAAACCAACGCGTCTTCAACATCACCAGCATGGCGACCAGCATACTTAACAAAACTAATCCACCGTTGTTTGGGATACGTCATCCACGTGTAATAGAATGCCTTCCTCAACCACGCTAGTTGGGCATAAATGTCTCCCATCTGTTCAGGATAAATTATCTTTCCATCCTTAGTCATCATCTGCCATTCTTCGGCAGAGAAACGCACAGACGGAATGGCAGGAACCAATTCAGGCACAGTAACCGGCACCTTTCTGCCTCGCAGATCACGCGCCTCAACCCACTCACGCCCCTCAACCATGAAACGGTGGTCGGGAGTGCATTTGATGCAGAAACCAGACTTAAATGTAACTCTCACGCACTCCTTCACTCCCACCTTCCAGAGGCGCATCGAATCTACGACTACCGGCTCGGAAAAGGCCTTATCCGCACGCACCCAGCGCCTTCCGGTGAAAAGCAAGGTGTCCCCCGTCACGCAAGGATTAACGTGAAAGGGCTCAAACTGCGCGGGAATTGGTGTCTTCGCCAAATGGATGTCAGTGAAGAGTAGACCCGGATCTCCCGTCTTCCACGCGTGCTCTGCCACTTCCTTCAACTGCTCAGAGCGCAGAAAAGACGGGGTGTCTTTAACGGCAAGGCTGATGTTGACAGAATTTAGGGGGTGGTCATCGGCGAAATCTATGTGATCCTTGAGCGAAATGAACGCGCGCCAGTCGGGGTGGTCGGACCACAACCAAGCCATGAGGGCCCCGCGGCGGCGAGCACCCTGCGACACCACATCGGCCACGGCGGCATAGAATTTCGTAAAGGAAGCCGGACCGGAAGCAATCCCCTGCTCGTTATCCACCGGAGCCCCACTTGGGCGCAAGTTGGACATTCCGATCCCGGCTCCACCACCGCACTTGAACACTTTTGCCATCCGATGAGCAACGGCGAAAATGTCATCGAGAGAATCCTTTGGGGGAATCATGGGGTAGCAAGCAAAGGTGCCCCCGTGCTTAGTGCGGGCATTGAAATTCATGAGGATGGGAGTTGAAGGGATGACGAAGCGTTCCCGCAGGCGGGTGACCAACCCCTCCAAGTGTGGTTCAAACGCCTGCCAGAAGGCATGCTTGAAGCCGTCATCCAATACCCTGTCTAGCTTCTTGGGCTCGATGCCTGCAATGATACGCTCAATTACTTCTTCGTAGGAATGCTCAATAGGCTTTCTGTTTTCTCTAATGGCGTAACGAGTCGAAATAAGGAAGTCGATTGCCTCTTTCCACTGGGCTACTTTTTCGAGACGCTCTTTGATCTTCTGACCGGCTTTAGTTCCCATGACTTGACTCCTTTCTTTAGTATTTGGACTTTATTGTCGTGACCGATGACCTTAATGGTGTTACTCCCACCTAAGTAAACAACGGCGACGGTTGGTGCGGCAAACCTGTCCTCGACAAGTTTTTTGTATCGGCGAAGCTTGTCGAGGTCGTAATGCTTGCCTGACTTGATTTCGACTACCACCACCCGACTGTTGACCATATCTCCGGCCTTTACGGCCAAAATGTCCGGGCGGTAGATCTTCTTTGACTTTGGATCAATAATCACGGCCTCTGACAAGAAGGTGTAACCCAGACGCTTTAAATCTCGCAGAAATGTCGCGAGATCAGACTTGGCCGTTGCCTTCAATTTTTGCCACGCTCCCTCGAAGACCTGGTCGGGAGCGTTGGGGAAGAACGAGCGGAGGGCCTCTTTAGTCACCCTCCGCCCTAAAATCAGTTGCTCCAGTCCAAAGTGAAAAATGTTCCCATAAAGTTTCCGCCAGCTACTCGGCCACGAAAGGATCACCTTCGTATCCGGCAAGGAACTGGCGGAACTCTTCCGTGCTGCGGATTCCTTGACGACGGAGTTCGTCTCTGAGGAATTTTGTGAATCGGAGCCGCCCTTGATCGTCGAAGGCCGCCACGTATTTGAATCGGCACTGCCCCGGGGCACGAGCCCCTGCGATGATTGACGTGATGGTGTTCCTTCTATACTCGGGGAACTTTTCCGCGGCCATAGCCGCAATCTCTTTGGGCGTATATTTGCCTTCGGCAATCTTTTCCTCCAAGAAGGCTATGAGCGGCGATCGACGGCCTTGCTTCTTAGGTTTTACAGCAACTTCCTCGATAACCTGCGCAACAGTCTCCTCAGTTTGCGCCTGAGTTTCCTCATTTGACACCTCCTGCTCAACATGCCGAGTAGTTTCTGCCTCGGTCATTGCGGGGGCGGTGCGGACATAGTCGAGAAGATGTGCCTTTGCCTTGACGACCTCCGGAGGGAGTTCGCCAAGACGGAGCAACACCCGCCAGGTATCGTCCGTCAGTCGGTCAGACGGCACGACGAGTTTCGATACCTTCTTAAGCGCGAGTGCAAGAAGCTCATCACTCCAGTCCAGATCTATCTGGGGCTTGAGCCCCAACGCGGCATTCAGTTCCCTTGCGGCATTGACTAACTCACTGCGTTCCATGACCCTTTCCTCCTTTGACCTCAATAGGTGCCTGGCACCTCAATTCCTTGAGCCAAGCACAGAAGTTTTTGGCGAATTCCTCCTCCCCGGGACGGATCACAATAGTCACTTTGTCCTTGTCCAGCAGGTGGGCAAACGCCCCGGAGACATATCGGCTGGTATCTACTACCGACGGTCCCCTCACAACAACATGGTAGTGAACGGGGAGGAAGGCGGCAGGCCCTATGTCAATCGTCCCATTCGTTCTGACGGTTACCTCACACCCCTCCCGCACTAGGGCCTCCGCCAACCATATTGTCCTAATGAAAATGTCCAAGCACAATGGCTCAAAGCACTGCCCTCCGATGGTTACACTATCCACATTTCGCAACTGTTCAAAGAGCGAAGTGACATCATAGTCATCGGGCGGGGAATTCTTTTTGAAGCACTTAAGACAGATGTGGTTGCAGAACGGAAATTTCACTCTTTCCATATAATGGCGATGTTACAACGTTTTTTATTTCTTCGCAATCGCCAAAATAGGGTGGAGGACGACGACACAATCCCCCTCTTCCTTCATCACCTTTGCATCCTTGAGCTCCAAGCCGTTTTCCTCCTTCTTGAAGGCCATGACGGGCTGAAAATGCACAAACGGCGTGGTGTCCAGCTCCGGCACATCCAAATGCACGTGGACGGTCTTCTTAGTGAACTTCGACAGGTCAAATTTCGGCAGGGGGAGGATTTTAAGAAACCGCGTAGGGGCCTGGCAAATTAAGGGGTGGCCCGGAACATGCTGGGCAAGAGAGTAAGGAATGAAATGCCAGTTTTGGTGTTTGGCCGCCTTCATCTCCGCCATGAGCATGGCGCAGGTGGGCGGGGCCCCATCGCGGCACCAAGCAATGAACTCGTCCAAAACCTCGGCGTTTTGAAAGTAGGCTTCAAATAATTTAGCCGCTTTGTCGGTAAGGACGAGGTTCGCCACGGCGGCCTTGATTGAGAGGCTAAGTTCCGGGTGGCCCTGCACGTAGGCGTAGAGGACCGGCACTTGCTTCTCCGGGGTGGTCATATTCAAGAGAATGGCCTTTTGTATCTCATCGAGCTTGCGTGACTCAATAACAGCCTCAAACCCGGTCTCGGCCAATTTCAATGCGTGACTTATAGTCGGAGGGATCTCGTAGGTATCCAAAATGGCATCGAATCTACGTCTGTTAATCGTGCGCAGGGCGGCAAGATGCTGCAAGAGGGCGTGGTTACTTAGCCGAAACTTCTCATCAGTCGCCCAGTAGGTAATCCAGGTAGATAAGACCTCCGTCCACACCACCGGACTAGCCATAAACGTGTGAATGGACAAGAGCAGATTGGGAAGCAAAGAGGTCTTGTCCTTGAAGGTCTCTTTTGTAACAAGGGAAAGAATCACGTCCGTCAGCTTCCGCGGACGCATGTTGATTAGAGCCAGAATGCGCGAAAGCTCCAATCCGTGCTGCTCTGGATGCGGAGTCTGTTGAAGGACGGGGGTATATTTTACCTTCATGGCCCCGCCGTCCTTGGTAGGTTTGGTCGACTCAATCACTACGACATCGTATTTAGTCGAAGCCCCGCGGAGGAACTTCCGTCCGGCCTGAACGACGATGGTGTCTGGACGGAGGGCGAGGGCATAGAGGGTTTGGCTAAGACGGCCCCGCTGCTGGGCCGGGGTTTTCATCTTCGCCCTGTCTTTGACGTATCCCCAAGCTGCCGACTTCTTAGGAAATAGGTCCCGCAGGCCTGAAATGTCGTCTATTTTGACGGCCTTCGAGAGGGCCGAGTAGTTCGGAATATCAGCAACGTAGCTTTTGATGGGAACCGTGCGGGCACGTTCGATCATCTCGGCGAGCTTGTCCGGGCGGACGTAATAAGTGCGCAGGATAATACCGCGCCGGGGGTCTAAGGCTCCTTTGAGCAGAGGAACTAGATGCGGTCTTATCGGCATACGACACCTCGCTTTGTAAATGTTTTCTGCAAAAACATTTTAATAAGCTGGAGGGTTGCAATGAAAGAACTGTTCGACCCTTACAAGGTAAAGTTCACCTCCTTCGTCGGGGCCTTCCGTTACTACTACAAATTTCCGGACCACGAGGGCCTATTATTCCTATGCACACAAGTCGACGAAGATACCTCTTACATCATCCCACGCTACCACAAGCGGGAGTGGTTTAGGGCCTTCTTAGAACGCACCGGAACCGTCAAGGCCTATGAGGCGATCAAAAAACTTGGCCCGGAAGCAGCCGAACTCGACGAAATCTTTGTTGAACAGGTAGATCCCATCGGCAGGACCCTTGGGGAGATTCTTTTCTTCAAGGAGAGCCCTTACTACTGCGAAGAACCACGTGTGTTCTTCCCGGAGGACACGGTAACCGAAGATGAAGAAAAAAGTTAAGTTCCGCAGAATTGCAGAAAGCAGGTATGTTTCCCGCGGGCCGTCCCCCACAGTTCAGCGGGAAGTAGTGCCGGTCCGCATACTTACGAAGTGCAAAGGGGGCGGCACCTGCTACCGCACCTTTTACGTCACCCCGGAAAAGGCAGCCCAGTATGGCCAGGGGGCCGGTGCACTCCTTGAAGGCATGATCCTCGCCGCGCAGGCCATGACGGGCCTGCGAGTCCCTGACGACTACCAATGCTTCGGCCAGTCATGGGGCCTCAAGCACGCCCGAATCTCCGGGGCTCTCTACGACTATGAGAACCTATTCCAATACGGAAGCAGTGTTGCCGTTGTGGAAGACAAACAAGAGGGGACCACTGAGACCGTCACCCTCTCCGGAGAAAGGCAAATCACTTCGACCATCATCTTCCGCAAATACGCAAAGAAGCCCCGCTTTACCTACGTATCCACCGTCGTTGATGGCAACACGGTGGTGCGGAAGATTACTTGTGAATGCCGAGGAGACAAAGAAATTACAATTACGAGGATAGTAAACTACGCCTTCCTCGAATTTATGTTCTTTATCGTCAATATCCGCCAAAAGTTTCGCGCAATTTACTTACCAGTGCGTTCAAATTATGAATCATCTTTAGCCCTCAGATGTGGATTCGTGCCGGTAGCTGATGACTTCGAGAAAAAGAAGGATGTCCTAATCAAGAAGATGCTTTCAGTCACTGCGCAGGAACCAATCAACATTCCAAAACTTTCCAGGCTGACAATCAGCCTAGAAAGCGCTAAAGATTATGGTGACGCCATACTTAAATGCGTCAAAAATGGCTATATCGGTAGTTGGGCACGGAACGTCATAATGAGTCGTGTAATGGAAGTGCTGCTAGATGGTGTCAAAGAGTTGAGATTCGACTGTGGTGACAAGTCAATAAGTGACAGAATATTGTCAACAACTTTCCGTCACTGCTCAATAAACAGTGACATAAAGCGTGGACTGCTGCCTCATGATTTACCAGCAATGCATCAGCAAGAAAACATCTTTATGGAGATATAGCGATGGGACTCCTTGATTTCTTTCGCAAAAAAGACGAAACGATAGTTAAACTTGACACTGACGCTCTCGTATCTGAATTGACTCAGATGGGATTAAATGAGGAAAATGCTGCAAAAGTTGCGGAGAAGATTCACACTCAGTTGTCAACAAAGGTGCAAGAGAAACGCGAACTGTCTTATGATGAATTCGTCAACGAATTCATGTCTACTCTCGAAGCAGAGCTATATGCCTTACCCACCTACCGCGTAGACATCTGTTCAGACCTCCAGCAGTTCATTTCCGAAACCCCCGAAGCGCACAACTCCGTGAAGATTTACGCCAGCTATGTGAACTTCGGGGCCTCAGAAGTGAACCTGGACGACTACAAAGTAGTCCTATCCGGCCCGGACACGAACGAAGTCCGCGCAGCCGAAAAGAAACTAAAACGCTGGGAACGGGCTACGAAGATACGCCGGCAGCTTTGGCCGGCCATCCTGGACGTAATCAAGTTCGAGGATGGGTTCCTCGAAAAGGTGCGAGACGACCAGGGAAACATTGTGAAGTTCAACTACCTCCCTTCCGAGACCATAGAAATCAAATACGGGCGGGACGGGCGTCCGGAAGCCTACTATCAAATTATAGACGAAAATATTTCGCCCTCGGGACTCTATAAACCCACGAACCTCAGCCGCTGGCTCTCAGAAAAGAAGGTCATCGAGTTCCAGCCGGATGAAATCCTGCACCTAAACGCCGGAAACGTCGTAGGCATCAAACACAACCCCTTAACATCTCTGGTGGTAGTTTGGAGGTTCATGCGGCTGTTTGAGCAGGCCCTATTGATCCACCGCGTGACCAGAGCCCGGCGGTTCATCATCTTCTTCCTAGACGTGACCGGGAAGGAGAAAAAAGAAATCACTGAAATGGTGAAGAACTTCACCCGCCGCCTCAAGTCCATCTTCCGGATGCGAATTGACCGCGGGGAAGAGATTTCGCAAAGGTCCGTTATCAAAACCGGGGCAGACCTGGTCATTCCGATCGTGAAAGACTCTGCCACGCGGGTGCAAACCATCCCTTCCGACCCCAGCGCCACAAAGCTTGACGACCTCAAATTCTACGTGAACCGAATCCTCACCAACCTGCTCACTTCCCACATCTTCGGCACGGAAAAGACCGGCAAGGAGCAATACGTTGAGAAGGCGTTCTTTAGACTGGTGCGGATCTATCAAAAACACATCGCCTATGCCCTGGAGGACCTCTATACTGAAGTCTTAAAGAAATGGGGCTATTCCAACGTCGTTGTCTCCATCCAGTTCCCCAATCCTGACCCCAATGCGGAGACGCGCGTAGTCGAAACCATCGTCCGCCGTATGATGATTGTGAATCAGATGGTCGCAGCGCTCGGTATCGCTCCGCCGACTGCCTGGGTGGTCGAATATGTCTTCAAGGATCTCTCCCAGTTCGAGGTTGAACGCCTCATCAAGATGATCGAGTTCGAGCAAAAGAAACAAAAGAGCCTCATGCAGGGTGAGGAGGCCCCCTCGCTCTTCACCGAAGAGGTTCCCGAAGCTCAGTCCAGCCCCATAGACACCCTCTTTGCCGACATGGAGGAGGGTGGGGAGACGCGGGAGTTTGGTCAGGAAGAAACCGCCCAAGAACCGGAGGAAGACGAAGCGGAAAGCAAAATTGAAATCTTCCCCACTTCGGCGGTGGAGCCCGGGAAGGAAGAACTGTTCAGCAATCTCTTCCGCGAAAGCCGGGCAAATGAAAGCATAAAGGTGACGGAACTGTTGCTCCGCTACCTGGAGCTCAAAAAGGGAGAAGAGGCTTAATACCTGGCAGCCTGCTGTAAGAGGCCTTCCACCACGGAAAGAAGGGCAGTGCGGTCGAACCACTGCTCTTCTTTCCCATCCAATACCTGCGACACAACCCCGTGCTTAAAGATGACCTTCTCCGCAAGGAGGTCGTCTACCGTATCTTTGGCGAGCAGATACCAGATGTTGACGGGAAATCTTTGACCAATTCGGTGGCATCTGTCCTCGGCCTGCTGAAGGACCCCGGGCACCCAATCGAGCTCAACAAAACAGACGTGTGAGGCCGCCGTAAGTGTAATGGCCTCCCCGGCGGCGTGAAAATTCCCTACAAACAGACGGATATTTGGATCTTCCTGAAACCGGTCGCGAATACGTTGCCGTTCCTTGGCCGAGCGCACCTTCCCGTAAAGGAGCACGGACTCTTTCTTGAAGCGGTTGTGAATCGCTTCAAGCACCTTTTGATGGTGGCCGAATACCACGAGCTTCTGGTCGGATTCGAGAAAGGTCTCAATCCAGTCTATCACTTGTGGCATCTTCAACTCCGCAACGAGACTCCGCAACTTAGCCAATTGCGCCAAGACCACGGCATTGATGTCGGCCTCACTCTCGATACCCATAGACCGGGCCCACTCGGCGAAGGCCTTCACGCCTTCAATGTAAGCCTTCATGTTTTCCAGCCTGAATGGAATCGCTGTCCGGATCTTCTCGGGCAGGTCTTTGAGCACGTCGGCCTTACGCCGGCGCAACATGACCGTAGAGGTGAGGAGGTTGTGCAGCTCCTCAATGTTGGTCGGCTTCCCGGGCTTCAACCCCCAGGGAGTCTTTTTGGCCCCACAATACCTAATGAGAAACTCATCGTAGCTGGGGACGATGGTGGGGTCTACCAGCTTCAAGATTGGATAGAACTCATGGGGACCATTCTGGATGGGGGTGCCGGACATGGCTATGACGTGAGGGGCTTTGCGTCCCAGAGAATACACAGCCTTGGACCGCTGGGCCTTCATGTTCTTTACGCGGTGGCACTCATCGACTATGAGCACCTTGAAGTCGTAGAGAAGAAGCTCGTCCACCCATCCCGGGTTGACTACGGTGCGCTCCTTATTCCCTTTGGTCTTCCGTTTTTCCTTCCGGGAGCCGAGAATGTCGTAATTGATTACCACATAAATATTTTCTGATTCCTCATCTCCATCAACGAAGCACTCCTCCAGGGTCCGGCCCCGGGAAAATCGCCCGTCGACCACATAGATCCCCGGCTCTCTCAAAGACCACTTCTTGATCTCCTCCACCCAATTGTATTTTGCGGAGGCCGGGGAAATTACGAGCACTGGCCTCTTCTCGGGATGGGCTTCACACCAAGCCAGTGCCTGCACGGTGTTGTGTGTCACTACGTAATCATCAGTGACATAAGTCTTCGAGGCTCCGGAGACGGAAATACAGGCACACGGCTCCATTCCGACCTCATCAATCCCGACCAATCGTCGTGTGGGAGACCTCCGTGCCCTAACACCCTCTTCGGTCTCTTTGGCCAACATTCCTAACGACCGCGCGAGTTCAATGATGTCTACGCGTAGACCTTCCTCATGGACCTCAACGGTGAACTCTTGCAGGTCTCCAGTCGTGCCGACAAGGCCCTTGAGCAACAACTCCCGCTCGGCAACGCTCCCGGTATAGGCAAAGGTCGGAATGCGCCTGTTCTTGGCACAGAACTCAAGGTAGTCATAAGTGAGCTTGTGTCGCTTCTTCGGACGAAGTGTGAGCACCCACCCATACGGGCCGAGAGTCACGTCAACGTGGCAGAAGGGCTCGGCGGCGCGGCGCACGTAAGCCCCTACCTCCGAGTCCAGGACGGTGATGCGCAGGGCGTCCTTATCACGCACACCGCGGCTGATTAAGATTCCAACCAGGAACGGGTCGGGGCCCTCCTCCCTAAAAGCCGCCATGTGCTGAATAGGAGCAGGCGTGGGCACGGAGACCGTCCGCCCGGCTTCAAACCACTCCCGCACTTGCGTGAAAGGAACGACCTGCTCAGGGCCGCCATCGACCGTAACCACCCACAAGTGGTCATTGCAGCAGTAGGTATAAGCGCCATCTTCAAACCGGAGGCGATAGACCATCTTCTCGCCCTGGGGAAAGATGCCCAGAACCCGCTCCGGCTTTCCCTCACGGCTATAAATCAACTCATAAGGAGTCAGATCGGCCAGATATTTCCAGCCATTTGGGGTGAGGACCTGGCTTATCCAAATCGGTTGAGCCTTACCCAGGCCCATCTCGTCATTGAGCAAAACACGCCCCCCGCGCGACTCCATAAAGGCAACACCCAGACGCTGGTATGGGAGGAGCTTTCGCAGATACCACTTGGGAAGGCCAACCTGCGCAGGATGGACTTTGGGATAATCCCTACCACGCTCAGCCAAATCCCGAGCATACGGTGGGACAACGAACCCAAGGTCCTCAAGGATGTCGATTGTATCGGCACGAAGGGGAACCACCCACTTCTTGGTAGACCTATCGTAGGAAGCTCCCGGAATGGCAGCGATCTCTTTTGAGAGGCGCTTATTTGGTGGAAACCGAAGTTCTAACAAAACCCCGTTTAAGGGCTTTGCAAACTTGGTGGCCGTCACCGGAACCTGCTCGGCGTGGGGATACTTGACGGCCAGTTTATCAGCAGCCCGCTGCACAACAGAGGCATACTTGGGCGGCAGCTTGCCGTGGGTCCAGTAGTATTTCACGGCAGCCTTGACCGCCGGACTCAGCCGTTCTCCATTTTCAGCCGCCTGGAGGGTGATCCCCAACGCAAGTGGCAGTGGTATTAGCGGGTTCTCTCGAACTCCGGCACTTCGGTTTCTAGTTCGCATTCCCCATCGCATATCGCATAATAGATTGATACGATTTTTGACGGCACTCGCTCAACATGAACGTTCGGGACACCTTCCACCGCCTTGCAAAATGCTGTCAAAATGTCACCTTCGTTCCCACCTTTATAGGTGGTCAGCCTGTTTCGCAAGAGTGTATCTATGCACTCTTGCAGTTCCCTACTCGTCACTCTTCTCATCTTTTTTCCTCCTTAAAGAGGTTTTTACACGATCATTAGCCAACAAACTCTGGACCTTTTGGCGTGCCTTATTTAGCCTCTCACGCACTAAAGGTTCAACACCTTCTGGCACCTCGGGGTTGAAATATTCCATTTTTAGAAGCTGCACCAAATTGGACAACGCATCCCGGCGTTGTCTCAGAGCTTCTAAAACTGCTTTCAAGAGGTCTGCCTTGTATTTAGCATTTAGCAGCTCATTTAGCTTCACCTGATAGTCAGGATGACTTACTACTATATCAGCAATGGCTGCCTCGGTGGCTTTTGGAAGCCCGTGCGCTTGGGGATCTTGACGGATACGTCGAGCAAGTTGCGCCCGAAACAAATCTAATTTGGCCTCCAATTTTTTTACTTGCAACTCAGCCTTTTTAGCTTCCTTGGCAAACTCCCAATAGATTTCAGGCTGAGTTGCCCACTCCGCATCTAATTCCTCAACATTTATAGGCAGAATATCTTTTAGAGCAGCAACCTTACTCATTTCCCGCCCTCCACTACCTCGTAACAATATAACACGAGCGTGGGAAAAGATTCCCACACGGGGTCACGAAAGATGTCGAGAATCACGGCTGCTTGGTCGCTCTTCTTATTGAGCAAAACAGATGCCATATAGCTCATCACTACGCGGCGCACCTGTTCCGGATGGTATCCGTCTTTGAGCTCCTTGAGAACCTTAGCCACATCCGTCCACGCCGCGCCGCGGAGCAGTAACCGGCATAGGCGAATCACCGCATCTGACTCCTCGGCAGCGTTCCCAATGGCCTTCGCGGCTTCTTTCGGAGGCAGATGTTTCACCTTCTCCAGTATTTTGATTGCCACCCGGGGAGAGCCCAAAGCACTGTCAGCAATTCGGAGCAATAAGCTCTTCGGAAAGTCAATATCTTCTTCCTCCGCAATCCACTTCAACAACCCTGCAATCGCATCCGCATCAACCGACTCAAAATCAACTCGCACGCATCTGGACTTGACCGTCTGGATGAGCTTCTGGGGGTCCGTGGTGCAGATGATGAAGTAAGTGTGCTTTGGTGGGTCTTCCAACAATTTCAGGAGGGCATTCTGGGCTTCCCGGGTAAACATGTGGGCCTCATCAAAAATACAAACCTTGGCCTTACCAAACGGCTTGGCCATGGCCCACTGTTTCATCTCCCGGATGGTGTCAATGCCGCGCATGTCCGCGGCATCCACCTCGGCAATGTCGTGTGGTTGGGCCCCCAACTCTTTGGCAAAAATCCGGGCACAGGTGGTCTTCCCCGTGCCAGAGGGGCCCGCAAATAAATAAGACGACGGCCTGTCGGCATCCTTCACAAAGCCTTTAAGGATGCCGACGGCCTTTTCCTGCCCGACTACTTCGTCGAAACTTTGAGGACGATACTTCTCCGTAAGAGACGGCATTCCTACCTCCTTTTTGTCAACCCGGCTTCTGCGTCCTTCCGACGGATATAGTTGACAAGCCGTTGAGTGCATCTGGAGCAGATGCACTCAACGGCGTAGTAGTCCACCACCTCTTCCGTGCCACAAACCCGACACGGAAGTGACTTAAACCCCTTGCTTGCCCGAACCACCCGCCTACGCGCCATGGCTCACCTCCTTCTGCACCTCAGCCTCAGCAGCCTTACCACCACCCTCAAAGAGCCGGGTCCGGGCGTGATGACGCTCCCGCTGGATGGCCTCCATCTCGGGAAGCTCCACGACGGTGCGGAGGCAATCAATAAAGAGCCCGGCCCGCTCCTCATCGTCGAAGATGCTCCCCATTGCCGATACGTCTCCAAACCGCAGGGTCCGCGTGACCTGAAAGACCACGAAGCCGGCAACGAGCGCCTCCTCGATCCCGACCGGCAAGCGCTCCAGCACTCGCCGCCAGATCGAAGAGACGTAGTCCCAACCCTCTCGCTTGAGGCGCTCGTGCATGACCGCAAGACGCCGTGCGTCTACAAGACTCCGCACGAGCGTCAAGAGCTGGGACTTGAAAGGCCGCTTGACCCGCATGTAACCCTGCCTAAAAGGCTGAAGGTATCCGGCCTCCCTGAGCCGCTCCACCATCCGCGAAATGGAGAGTGGAACCGACTCCAGCGGATCAGTATTCATATAGACCGCCGACTGACTACCGGCGGCCACACAAAAAGATAACCCCACGAAGTCCGTGGGGTAGAACCAATCCGGCCCGCGGTGCATGAAGAACTTCTTGATGGTATGCGACCGCGAATGCTGGATCGCATACCCAATGCGGGCCGTGACCATCTTAAACACCACCCGCTGACACTTGGGGTAGAAATACCCCGACAGGAAGGCCCAAAAGGTCAGCGGGTAGTGCTTAGAGCACACATTATACTGATGCGTGCGATTCGCACGCATCGGGACCCCCATCCAAAAATCAGCGAGAAAAGATACACACTTCTCTCGCTGGCTCAGGGGCCCATACAGGACCTCCTGACGGGCAAGGAGCCGCTCAAATATCTGCTCAAGCGTCTCCTTTCCACACCCACGAACGTCTCCTATCTTCTGCATAGCCATTGCTCTTCCTCCTCTGTCAGCATTTCTAACTATTATAACTGAGGAGAGCATCTTGTCAAGGAAAAAGATGGCAGCACCCGCCACGGCGGCAGGTGCTATCTTAGTGGTTGGAAACTATTGACGCTGGAAGCGTTGCCAGACGGGTTTGCGCTTGGGTTTCAGGCTTTCCTCTATTTCCCGCCATGTCTGCTCGGCGAGTTCATAGAGGCGCTTCTCACGCTCAGGATCTTCTTCAATGAAGGAAATGAACTTCTCCAAGGTGCCGGAGAAGTCAAAAGGTTCGGCCTCAATAGTTCCCTTCTTCTTGGTGAAAACCTTGGTAGTGCAAAGAAATTCGGCCACGGAACGGATGTCATCCACCCCGTAACCGTGCAGAAACGCAAAGGAGGCTTCCCGGGGTCGGCCCGTGAGGCTATTTTTCTTGACCTTGGCTTTGACGTTTACTCCAATCTCGCGGGTAAGCCCACGGGTCGTCTTCGTTATGGCGCTAGCCCGCGTAAGCCACACCTCGTGCGTGCAGTAGAACTTGAGGGCCTTACCACCAGCCCTGCGGTAGCGCTCAAACGACATTGCATCAAGAGACTCTCGCACCTGGGAAATGACTAGAAGGAAGGATCCGGTGTTCTTCAACTTGACCCGAATGGCCCTGAGCATTTCCGAGAGGCTTTTGGCCTTGATCGTGCCGTAGCCACCGGCACCCTTACCTTCGGCCATCTTGGTGAGCCTCTCTTCCTCATCGCCTCCGGTCAGAGCATCTAAAGAGTCGAGCACGTAGATAAAGGGTTTACCCTTTTTGAACAGAGTTTCCAAATTCACAAACCAGTCAAAAACGGTATCGGAGTGGTCCTTCGGGGGAGCTTCAACCCGCTCAACGAACTTCGGTCCAAACAACTCCTCATCGAACATGAACCTCCGCTCGACATCATCATAAACCAGCGTAAAGTCTTTAAACCGCTCGTCATAAGCTGCATGAGCAAGCAGGTGGAGACCCAAAAAAGACTTACCCACGAAGGAGTCCCCTATGATATTGGCCATAGCTCCGATCGGAAAGCCACCATGCCAGCGGTCGGAGCAGGCCAGATTGAGCATCACCGACCCGGTATGCACGAGCTCCCGCTCGTGCAGATCGGCGTCAAGCTGAGCAAGCTCAGCCTTCTCCGCTTCATCCACGGCCTCGGCAATTTCCTCGGCCATGTCGTCTACCACAGTTCTTTCAAATTCCATTTCTTTTGACATGCGCCCCTCCTAAAGACTAAGGGGCGGCATTAGCCGCCCCTTTCCTTGACTAGTTATTTTTCTCGTAGGCCTCTTGACACTCAGTCCACATCTCGCACGTATCGCAATCGGCAAAGGCCTCAAAGTCAGCGCCAAATTCGTGACCATAAGGACACCTACCTTCGACCGGGATGTCCTCTTCCTCCTCTACCTTAGCCTTGGACTTGGACCGAGGCTTTTCCTCATCCTCTTCCCCATCCTCATCGCGACGACGGGATCTGGACCGATTGTGACGAGGCTTTTCCTCATCCTCTTCCTCATCAGCGCGGGGCTTGCGTCGGGGCTTCCTTTCGTCCTCATCATCGTCACGGCGACGAGGACGGCGCTGACGAGGCTTCTCTTCGGCTTCCTCGTCCTCATCACGTCTACGGGGCCTAGGGCGGGGCTTCTCTTCGGCTTCCTCATCCTCCTCTTTACGCGGACGGCGAGGACGGGGCTTTTCTTCCTCCTCTTCGACAACTTCCTCTACCTTAGCCTTGGGCTTGGGACTGGGCTTCTCTTCGGCTTCCTCGTCCTGCCCCTCCTCCATGCTCACGGGAGCGTCCTCCCCCTCCCAGAAGATCTTCTCCAACTTCTTGTAAGGCAAGATCTTTAGAAGATCATCAAGCTGAGGGACCTGATCCAACAGTTCGTCCGGAATGGGCTCGCTGCGTTCGATGAAATCAATGCGGTCGGCTTTGAGAAATTTCCGACCATTAAAGGTCTCCTCAACGAACCTGACCCGAAGGTGATACCCATTGTCGGGATCGGGGAAGTCAGCCCACTCCTCTTCACCTTCGGTGATCTCCCGATCGAGCTGCTTCTGGAAATTGGCGTAGGCAATTTGCCAAAGATACACTTTGTCCTCTTCGTAATTCGGGTTGTTGAGCACCCGAATCGCGTAGAGGACACGGAGCTTGGGCTTGAGGGCATCAATCACTTCCTTGTTGCCCTCATAATCTTCATTGATGAGCTTCTCCCGATAGGCGCAGATCGGGCACTTTTGCCCAACACTCCTGGGACAAATATAGGCGTTCTCATCCACGCCTATCTTATAATGCACCCAGAACGGGCGCTTATACCAGATCTCCCCCGGCTCCACCTCGTCCGGGTGTTTCTGAGTTACTTCATAAGGCAAAATGTCAATAGTCACTTTGCCCTTCTTCTCCCGAAAGAAATCCATCCCCTCCGGGAGAGCGAGCAGTGACGTTCCGCCAGTAGAACTGGCATTCTTACGAACACGTTCACGTAAAGACGCAATTCGGCGACGACGAGCCATACCTTATCCTCCTTCTTTTTTGTTGTGATGTCTCTATTATGTCTGATTGGAATTAGGAAGTCAAGCCTTAATCGGTAAAGACGCGGGCAATGTCATCATACTTATAATCGAGATGGGTCTTAAAACTAAAACGGACTCCGCCCTCGCGCTCCTGAGCGCGGCGGATCTGCTCGGAAAGGAACTCCGTCTCCTGCTGGGAGACGCGCTGTCTTAAACCCAAAATTTCCTCGAAACCAACACCATTTATGTTGACCGGCATAACCTTACACCCACACGAGATTTAATTTGATTTGGCGATAAGAGCCCTCGTCCTTCAAATTAAAATACTTGAGGAAGTCATCAACCATATACTTGATGAAAAATTGACGAACCTCAGTCCGCCCTATGGCATTGATGTTTTCCTCAAGCACCAAACGCTGGGTCCAGTTTTGCTGGTCCCAAGACAAGAAGGTCCGAATCAAAGTAATCCGTCCCGAAATCTCCACCTTGATATACTCCACCTCAACATCGTTGATGATGAGATAGAGGGGCTGAACGAGTGAAACAGTCCGCTGGAGGTCTTTGAGCTTGAACGTTGCAGAGATTGGGTTTATGTAATCCCCAGTAGAGACGAGGTCGAAGTCACCCTCGTTCTTCTTACCGATGTAAACTCCACGCGTCATGCAAACGACCTCCTTTTCAGATGTTTTTAAAAAAGAGCGTCTCCTCATTTTCGGAGACGCCCACATCGGAAAAAAGTTCTACCTTGAACCGTCCAAGTTCTCCCACGAATGGGAAAAACGGCTGGTCCGCTTTATCGTCTCCACCATTGACCATTACGCGCCGGCCAAAGTTATCTTCCTGGGAGACACCGTAGACACCACCTCCAAAAGAAACACGAAGATCGTAGATGAGTTGGTATCTCTTTTTCCTGCCACGGATTTCCTATTCGTCCTCGGAAATCACGACTTGGGCCTTAAGCTGAGCTCAAAAAACGCCTTCCTAATCAGAAATCCATGCCATATCACGCGGGAAATATTTTGCTGGCCCTATGCCGGACGCTACCCCCAAATTTCCGCTTGGGGACCATATTTCGGGGATGCTAAGGTGATTCTGAGTCACAACAACGTCTATTACCAGGATGTTTGGTATGGAATTCCAATGTGGACGATCGACCAAATCAAAAAGTTCCTGAGAAAAGACGCAGTAATCATCAACGGCCATATTCATCGCTACCACGTAGAACCAAACTACGTTCAACTAGGCACGGTAACGGCCATGGCTTTTCGACAAGACCAGGTAGGGTTCGGCACCTTATTGATTCAGGACGGAAAGTTCCAACCCATCCCAAACGAAACAGTTAGGTTCATTGCCTACTCCAAAGACTGCCCCATTGACACCTTAGAGGCCATATTGCACGAAGCTAAGGACAAAGATCAACTAATTGCTCTAAAAACATCAGTAGAGATCCCAAAGCGCCTTCTGCGCTTGGTAGACGGAGTGCAATATGGCCGAACAGAAGAAGCCGGACGCAAAAAAGGTCGCAGACGCTAAGCAGGACCCTACCGCCACCCTGGACGAGTTTATTCAAGCACTCCAGGCCACCCTTGAAAGTGTCAACTCCACCTTCACCAACCTCACGCAGAAGCTCCAACAGGCCCAATCCGTTACCCAGCAGGCAGAAGGGCAATTGTCCCGCCCCGGGGCGCTCCAATTCAGCTACCACTTTCCCCCGTCCAGCCGTTTTCAAGAAATTTTCGACGCGCGGACCTTTGCCTACGGCATTGCTCAGCAAAAAGGCCCCATTGCACAGGAACTTTATTCATCTCAAATCAAAACCCTAATTGAGGCCCTTAGTGTCAAGACTTCTCCAGTAGAGCAGCAACTGTTTGGAGAAATCGCCCACGTTGCGGCCAAAACCGAAATGGCCCAGGGTGGGTTGATTGACGAATATGCTGCCGTCCTCGGAGCCCGGCAAAAGCTCATGGAGGTCAAACAAACCCAGCCCGGGCTCTTTGAAGGAACCCCAATATTCGACCGTTTGATTACAGGCTTCGCCCAGCGAGAGGCTCGTCTTACCCGAGACCTCTCCGCCATGGTAATCAACACTCTCCAGCAATTCGCCCAGGGGTTCCAGACCGTTGGAAAGACCTACCAAAGCGTCATCGACGCCGACGTGGCCCTTATGGGGCCCGACATGGGAGCCTCCGGGACACCCGTCTACACAAAGAAGCGCGTAGATCCCGGAGCAATGGGCCGTTACATCTACGGAGTCATTGGTCAGATTGAAGAGATCGACCAGATCCTTTCAGCCAGACAACGGCGCTACGCGGCGGTTTTCGATGTTCAGCGTAAGGCACAACAAGTCGAATACCGCATTGCCGACCTCCTGTCTCCCCTGACCAGCCCCGAACTCACCCAGGCCCTGCAACGCCGTGGTGTGCGGCTTGACACCTCAAGGGTCTTCCGCTCCCTCAATATGGTGCAAGAGGCCCTCAATAAGGCCGAAGAGGCCCTCCGCACCCACGGACCCTCAAGCTCAGAATTCATCCAGGCACACCGGGCTTATGCCGCTGAGGTCAAAAAACACAAAGAAAGCATGGCGCAAGTCATGCAGGAAGTCAGCCGTATTAAGCCCGCTGAACTGGCGAAGCTACCGGGAGGGATGGAGCTTTCCACCCTCATGCAACGGTGGCAGGGCCTGCAACAAGCTCAACAAGTCTTCGCAGCCGGAAGGTTGCCCCTGGGGACCTCTCTCAAACTCGGCCCCTTAGCAGACATCGGTGAGGCCCTTGCGGGGTTCACCAGCATGAACCTCACCAACCTCCAGTGGGCCTTGATGTTCGGTTTCTCCGGAGTCATGTTCCAGGCCCTTAATCAGATCCCCATGCAGTCCACCTACCAGACCCTCATGCCATTCTACTCGGCTGCTGGGGGAGTAACGGGCCTCACGCCGCTCTACCAAGAAATTGCATCTTTCGGAATGCAAATTCCGCAATACATGGCCGACCTCGCAGGTCGACTCACCTCGATGCAGGCCCTCTTGGGGTCCCGCACCGCGGCACAGCAGGCCGTGCAGTCCGCCATTCAGATTGCCCAAGTGCAGCCCATTCAGTTCCCCGAGGCCATGGAAGTGCTCACGGCCATGTCCATCTACCCGAGTCTACGCCCCTACGCCACCAGCCCACAGGCCCAGCAGCAGGTAGTCAACGCCGTGCAGCTCCTCTCCATGCTTGCCCCGGAACAGGGGGTCGGTGGGGCACTCTTCGCCATCCGTGAAATGCTCGGCGGCCAGTTCCGCTCCATGCAGCTTCGTTTCAACATAAGCCCTGAGCTGCTGGCCGGATACGCCGGTGTCTCCTTTGCCGAGTTCAAACAGATGCCCGGCTTTGAGCAGGTGCAGGTCCTCAATCAGGCCCTCATGAGTCTATTTGGGGGCCGGGAGATTCTTGTGCGCCGCGGTGCCCAGTTTGACGTGCAGCTACGAAACATCTCCGACGCAATGATAAATGCCGTCGTAGTTCCCCTGACCTCTCAGATGCAACCTGCACTAGCGCAATTTGTCGGGCAACTGACCCGCACCACGCCCGAAGGAGCCCCGGCCACGCGCTTTGAAGAGTCGGCCCTGGCAGCGATCCTCCCGGAGGCCCAAGTAAGGGGCATTTCACAACTCGCCGAAGAGCGGGCCCAGCGTCTCCTAGAATACGCCCCGACCAGGGCACAGATAGAAGTGCGTGCGGCTCAGGCCCTGGGAGTGGCCCCGGGACAAGTTTCCGAGTCCCAGCTCAGGCAATTCGCCGTGCAAGAACAGCGTGTTGCCATCACCCAGGACCTTTACGGAACGGTGGCAGGGGCCATCTCACTCATCGCCAGTGGTGTGAACACGGCCCTTCAAGCAACCCTCGGTGGAGGAAACATTGCCGGAGGCATCGGGGGCCTTCTCGTGCAGTTCGCCCAGGGCTTCCTCGGGCAGGTCGTGGAGGCACAGAAAGAAATTAGAGTGATCCAGGCCTCCGACATGCCCGAGGACGTGAAGGCTACCCGGATTCGCCAGGTCGGTCTCAGCCTCGTTGAGGCCTTTGCTAAAAGTCTCGACGAAGGAGTCAATAACTTTCAGGCCGTCTTTAGCCAGCGCCCGGTTCAGCGCGTCGTTAAGCAAATCCAGCAAAGCATCGAAAAGATCGTCATGGCCTCTTTCGGCCCGGTCGCCCAGGGCATGATGACCGGTGTAGCACGCACGGCCATCGCCATGCCTGGGGCCCTCATCGGTGGCCCGATTGCAAATATCTTCGCAACCGGAATGGGAGATATTTCTTCCACCGAGGCCCTTACCCAGATGGCCGGACTGGCCGGGTGGTGGTCGGTGATTAGGTATGGACGACAGAACCTGCCCAGGGCCGCTGCGGCCTTTACTGGGTTTGGTCTCCTCCAACATGCGTTTAGCCAGGCCGAAAATCAGCCGTTTTCTACCACTCTCACAGAGGCCGTGGCCGGTGCCAGTATTATTGCATCACCAACGATTTTAGGCGCAATTGGGTCCAGAATCATCGAGGCCCTGGATCGTTTCTCCCAACAGCAAGGAAACGCAATGCAACGTCTCATGCGTTACGGAGCCGCCATTGGCGGTATGGGGTTCATTGCCCACGGGGCCTATACTCTTGCCCAACCAGAACTCAACGCACTCCAACGCTGGGGTAGCATGGCACAAATCGTGGGTGGTGGAATGATGTTCGTCCCGCACCCAATTGTGCAAGGCGCGGGGTTTGCAGTTTCTGCACTGGGTGTGGGTCTGGGATACTTTGGAGCAAGGCAAGCAGCAGAAACTACTCAGGCCGCACAGGAAAATGTCCTTGGTGATCCAATTGCGCGGGCAATTCAGGACGCACTCATCAGCGCACAGCAACGCGTAGCCGTGTTCATGCGCCAATACAGCGTTGAAGAGCGTCTTGGTGAAGACTACGCACAACGCTTCCAACAACAGGCAATTGCAGCAACAACGGCTCCGGTGCAGGGTGCTCAGAATGTGCTAGAAGCTCTCCAGCCCATTATGCGCGAGCAAACCCGTGGCAATGAGCAAGCGTTTAGGGCTCTGAGTGAAAATTTGTCCCGGACGCTTCTGCCCACCACCATGAAATTCTTGCAACAGCCGCAGGAGGCCTTCGTCTTTGAAGAAGGCAAACCCGTAAAGCTGAAAGCAGAAGCCGAACTCGAACTCAAAAAGGGCCTCACAAACCTTCTACCGAAGGCCGACGAGTCTACGATTGAGAAACTTACGCAAATCCTAGAAGGCCGCCTTGTTACCCAAGCCCAGGCCGTAACGGCCCAGCGCGAAGAGCTGACCCAAACCTATACTGCCGGAGCGCTCAGCCTGGTGGTAGGCAAGGCCATGGAAGAGGCCATCTACGGCAAATATCGCATCGAACAGATTCCCACCTCAATGATCCAAGACTGGACGCGCACGGCGGAACTACAAGAACGAATTCCAACATTCGTCCAGCAACTGACCGCGACAGGATTCACCGCCTTGGGGGCCAGTCAAACGGCGTTCAAGACCCTGCCAATGTTCGGCGTCTTCGGCATAGATGAAAGCCTCGATCTTTGGAAATCCACCTCTCTGCGGATGGCCCGACTCACCAAGATGGGAGCCATCGACTTCGGAGAATGGATGCGACGGCCTGAACTGTTCAAATGGGCCAGCATGGGCTTGATCCTTGCCGGGGAAAAGCCCGCAGAATACTTCCGTGAACCGGCCATCTCCTGGTTCAGCAAAATTACGGAAGAAATGACCAAAGGTGAACAAACCGCCGGCATGCTGCTGGCACAGCCTGCGCAGGCCGCGGCAAGTAGCGTGAGTCAGCTTGGCCAAGCCGCCACAAAGGCCGCCCAATCACTGGAGCAACTTGCCCAACAGGCGGCACCAAAAACAACACCTGCCCCTCAAGAAACGAAACCAACGCCCCAAACCACAAGTGGAGAGAGCCCAATCAAGGAAAATCTCCGCGCAATGTCCCAGGACGCCAAGACGGTTGGCGGAGCATTGTGGGATGCACTGAAACGTGGAGGGGCTTCTGGATTAAAGATGCTTCAAAGTGTCCTCTCCCCCAGTGAAGTCTATGCGGGAGAGATCCCCGAAGAAGAAATGCAGACCATCAACCAAGCCCTCAAGGCCAGTAAGGCCCCAACAACCAAAGCAGTCGCCGAGGCCGCTGCCGCGGAGACGGAAACGCAGTCTCCGTTTGACGTAATGATGACGCGCATGGCGGAGACATTTAAGCGGCAATACAAAGCGGCCCTCCAGAACTTTAAAGAGAGGGCTTCTCAGCTCGAAGAAGAGCCGACCATGGACCTCTTCACGAGCTACATCATGGGAGTGAAGGGCCGTTATGCCGACCAGGGGCCCCTCGCCGTTGAGCGGATCGAGAGGGCAGCTACCATTACGGGCCTTCAAATGTCCAAGAGGGAACTGGCCGAACAGACGGCTCTCGTAGAGGGAGCTTTCCAGCCCCCGGAGATACCTCAGACCTTCTACGACGAGAGCATCGCCAAACAACTTTTCCGGGAGGCTAAAGAACGTCCCCGAAGCCCGAGCACGGAACTGCCTCTGCCAGACACTCCTCTCGGCTGGATGGGTTACGCCCTGGGAGCCGTGCCGACGAAGGAAATCCCGTATGACGAGCCCTTCTACCGCATCCAAAGACAGGGCGAAAATCTGGCCTTTACCAACATCAGCATGTCCGGGCCGGGAATTACGGACATTGCCCTGCAATCGCGCACGGCGGCAAACATCGCTTATGCGCAGGACATGCCCCTAAGCGCCGCGGAGCAACTCCTCCAGCGCATCGTCACCGAAGAAGCTGGTAAGGTGGAAGACCCGATGCAGGCCCTTGAGCCGGCAGTGGGACGCCTGATTCAGCTCGGGGCCTTGCCAAACCTTTCCAGGCAATACGTGCTCCGGGCGCTGGAGGGTATGAAGGCCCCCGAGTCCATAGAGGCCATTGGAAGAATCAAGCCTCCGGAGATGGTCACGCCCGCGGCGGCTCCAAGGCCCACCGAACGGAGGGAGGACGCCGGCATCATCAACGCAGGAGTCGTAAACGTCTACGCAAGGTAAGGGCCATGCCGAAACTGAAACTCAAACTCAAGATCCTTCAGCCAAAGACGCGGAGCGGTTATATCCGCACAACTAAGACCGGCGATGTTGCCTTCGTGCCACCACACCAGCAAGGGTATTGGGTGAATCCCCAAAAAGAAGCTCCCAAAGATGGGGAAAAGCTTGCAAGCATCCTGGAGGAGATAAACGGGGAAAAGAACTTCAACGGCTACCACGAGTTGAAGAGAGACGGTGTGGAGGCCTTCATCCATGAGGCCAGCAGGGTTTTCGACAACCATTATTCCCTACGCACCGCAATGAGCAGCTACGACATCTTCCCGGTAGCTGCTGCCTACTTGCTGGCAAAAGGGGAGCAAAAATACGCCCTGGAAGAGAATATCAGGGCAGTGGTGGCCGAAGACCCTCGTTGGGGGTTCGGAATCTACCACAACCTCATAAAGCTCGTGGGCCGAGAACGTGCAAACAAGATAATGAAGGACCTTGACTTTAAAATCGACGATCCAGACGAATACGCAATAAAGACCCTAAACAACTGGGTCTCCGGGAGTTCCGACACCTTCACCCTCACCCGCGAAGGCCTTACAAATGCCCTGGCCACAAAACTCGGAAAGGAAAAGCACCAGCACCCCCTCGCGGATGTTGCCGAGCGCATCTATAAGACCACCCAGGAGGTCATCAAAGATCCGGACGTGCGTGAAGAAAACGGCAACTTCGAGAAGCTCTACCGCGGTATGACCGTCGTGCTGGGGATGCAAGAAACCATCGACATCAATTGGGGGAAACTGTTCTCTACCACGGTTGATGACTGGATCGCGAAGAAATTTGCCCGGGCCAACGATGCCCTCTCAAAAATCCCTCGCCACGCAAAGCGTCCGATCAAGCACAAAAACGGCCCCTACGCCGAGGTCAAAGAGGAAGTCAAATACATCCCCGAAGATCCCATAATGGGAGATCCGGAGGAGTTGAGTATCCTTTTTGAACTCAAACCCAAAACAGAGCGGCAGATAGTTGCAGTCTTACATGGCAAGGGTTTAGATAAAACAATAAAAAAGCTCGGAGGACGAAAAGATGAGCACTCGTGGTTTGAGCACGAAAAAGAAGTTGTCACCTTCCTCTAAACTCTTGCCATCGAGCAAACTGGTCAAACTGGCCGGCAGGATCAAAGCAACTAATGACAAGACCACCATTCTAAAACTCGTCCAGTCCATTGCCGACGACCACGGGGCCGTCGAAGTCCACAAAGATATTGCCAGACTGATCGTAATGTTAGAGGAGGAAGAAAAGAATGCCTAAAAAGACCTTGCCAATCCAAGAATTAGCCGAAATTGCCCGTCAAATAAATGCGGCAGAGCAGCCGGCGCAAATATTAGAGATTGCTGCGGAAGTGGTGGTTAAGCACGAGGACGTGGAAGACGCTAGAAGGGCCTTGATTGATTTGATCACCCTGGTCAAGGAAGGGGGCGAAGAATAGCCCCCCTTCCCTACTTAAGCACCGAGCTCTTCTTCAACGAATTCATCGACCGCGCGGTTAACCCCATAGCGCGGCGTCGTGGAAACCTCGATGCCGCGCGCCTTCAGTCTTTCCCGAAGCTCTCGCTTGATCTTAGTAATGCGCGTGGGAGAAACACCCAGCGCATCAGCCATCTGGCGGTTCGTCATCTTACCCATGTTCTCGAACACGAACCGCACATCGCTGACAGTTGTTGGTCTGCGGCTACGCATAATATCACCTCCGTCTATGGTCTTTTGAAGTAGATATAACAAGCAAGTGCTATCCATTCAAGATCTCAAAAAACTTCTTTTCCAAAAAGTTCTTCATTCTTTCATATCCAGAAACTCTATTCCGCGTCCTCTCACTGAAATTGATTCCAAAATCAAAGGACGAGGTATCAACGGGAACAAAACACACGTCATCCACATGTTCCTCTACATGTTCACGGTCGAGGGCGGTCAACATTGTATCTAAAACTGCCTTTGAAATAGAAACCATCCGCATCAACGAACCGTCCTTGATAGACGGTCTAGGACGCGGTGGCACGACTCTTACGCCAATGATATGCACGTCCTCCGGCACCCCTTTGTAGTCATGAACCCAATCAATCGGAATATTATTGATAATCCCCCCATCATAGAGACCTAGATGAGGTGGAAGCACCAGCGGAGCAGCAGTAGACGCCAACAACGCATCATAAATACGATCTGATGGAGCGTTGTGATACTCTTCAACAGAACTGAATACCACTGGGTCACCGGTTTCCAGATTAGAAGCAAGCACGGTAAGTGGAATATTCAAGTCGGCTAAACGCATATCTCCAAACAAATTACGCACAAGGGTTTCAAATCCCTTGCGCTCATAAAGGTAACCCTTAAACAAGGCCTTCCACCACGGAGCCTTCTTAAATAGGCTGGAGATTCTCACCGGAGTAAACGGCTCTTCAAACTCTTCACCCAACAAAGCATACGCCGCGGCCACAAGGGACCCACCAGAAACAGCCACCATTTCGGTGATCTCCACCCCTGCATGGTGCAGGGCCTTGATCGCTCCTATATGGGCATCGAAATTAACGCCAGACCCGGAAAGAACTAAACATACGCGCATAGTCACGCACCTCCTACACGGGTAAAGTTTCCTTCTCACTCCACGGCGCATCAACGCCGGTTATATCCGCCTCGATCTCCAAAGGCACTATTATCCACCGCCATTTGTCCATCAGGCGGTCAATCATGTATTCCTTACAGATGGCCAAAACCTCATCTAGCTCCTCGGGCACAACGTTTATTATGATAGCATCGTGAATTTGGCCAATAAGTCTGCTTGCAAGACGAAGACGCTGAAACACTCGATCTATCCAAATGAAAGCCTGTAATAAACAGTGAAAGGCCGATCCCTGGATGGGATAGTTAATGACCTTAGTGCGGCCCATAATGCCCTTACAGCGAAAGCCGGTATACATGTCCACGTAACCATGTTCCTCGTAGAAGGCCACCTGGGCCTGACGCCATTGGTCATAATCTTTGAACCGGACTTTCCAGAAGAGCTCCTCCACTTTCATCACATGTTCTTCAAAGGCCTCATAAGAATCCACGCCCTTCTTAGCTAGCCAGTCGAGCACGAAAATGTCTTCGCTCGGGTTGTCAGGGTTTCTTATGTGGATCTTGTGCTCCATTACCCAGTCTTCCCAAAGATACCGAGCACAGTTCTTCCAGTAGTCACCATAAAACTGAGGAAAAACGAAGCCATTTTTGGCGGCGTTTCGGAGGAGCTTCTCGCCTTTGTGACCCTTGTCCAAGGAAGGAAGCATAAAGAGGTCAATGGCGGCATCACGATGCATGTCAGACGACGGGTCCTGAACGTAATTGATGAGGGCCTTATCCTTCGTATAACAGCACGCAATTCGCACTTCCTGAGACCCGTAGTCGATCTCAAGAAGTTGGCATCCGGGATGTGGAAGAATGGCCCTCCGCACCAACTTCATTATTTCTGCATCACGTTTTGGGATATTTTGGAAGTTGACGTTGGACGAGCTAGACCGAAAAGTCCTTACCGTGTGGAGGTGGAAGAAAGGGTGGAGAATGCCATCTACTTGCTCGACAAGAAAGTTATTGAGGTATTGCTGGGCCTTAGACCAACGCCTAATCTCTCGAACATGATGCACGTCGGGTAATTGTTTGGACAGCTTGCGCAGGGCCTCGGCGTCGGTGGCCGGGGTGCCTTTTTCCGTAATCTTTGGAGGCTCCAACCCGAGCTCACCGTAAATGACCTTGCGCAATTGATCATCTGAGTTCGGGTTGAAGTTGGCCGGGAAAAGTTTCTTCCAGACCTTACCAAGTTTGCTAGATTCTAAAGCCCTTTGCTCTTCCTTTACCTTTTCCTTCAACTCTTCGAGTTTTGTCCGCGCATAGTCGGTATCAATCCGCATCCCGACTTGCTCGGCTCTATGTAAGGCAAGGGCTCCGTCGTGAATCAACCTATACGCCGTTGGTGAGTGCGCAACTACTTGCATGACAAAGAAGTATACCCTGCTGGGTTATGGAGAGCAAAACAAAAAAGGAGGGCTCAAAATGAGCCCTCCTGGGGTAGGGATGGGGATGGATCGGTTAAGCTTTTTTGTTGATGATGTCACGCAGCGTGCTGGAAGCGGTGAACTTCACCCGCTTGCTCGCGGGAACCTTCACCTTCTCGCCGGTGCGCGGGTTACGGGCCGTGAAAGCCTTGCGCTGGACGACGCTAAAGGTGCCGAATCCCTTCAGGGTAAGCTTACCGTCGATCCGAAGAGCGTCAACCATGGCCTCGATGGTGGCGTTGACGACCTCAGCAATGACGCTCTTTTGAAGAGCAATACCCTGCTTCGACAACTTCTCTGCTACCTTCTCAACGATTCCTGCCTTAGTCATTTTTTCATCCTCCTCCTTCTTTATTCTACACTATTGACGAATCCCAGCCGATCTGCGGCCCAGACCTGACGTGGCTGGGACATCAGCCGTGCATACCGCTGGAGAATTTCCAACTCGCGGGGATCATCCGGTGTGATATTCAGCACCGGAGCAAAGAAATAATCAAACACCGTCGTCTCCTGAAAGACGACTAATTCTCTACCATTATAGACAACCGGTTTAATTATCATCCTAGCAAGTCTGCAATAGAATCAAATTCTTCTTTCTCTTCTTTCTCACTTAACTTCCTAACCTCAGTATTCAACTTCATTAAACTGTTTAATGCAGCAATTTTCTGGGAAAGCAACCAGTGCCGGGCTTCGTAATGACCGCGTTGGAAGTCTGCTCCGCGCGTCCGGGCATCCAACTCACTCAGGTGCTCATTTACGTAGGACACTATATCAGCCAGCTCGTCTTTGATCCTCTCCCAGGGCACGGGCTCCTTCTGCGGCTCCGCTTGCTCCTGGGGAGTCAACGTGACAACCTTATTTTCATCACTCATTGTTTGCACTCCAACGCGTTTTCATATAATGTTTTACAAAGGAGGTGACTTATGCCCGACATCACAACGATGCCCGACGACGAGCTGCTCCGCACGTTGCGCGACCTAGAATCCCGCATCTACGCACTGAGCGCGGAAGAAGTTGTCAACTACACCAAGCTGAAATTGGAAGCTATACGGCGTAAATTGGTGAAAAATGAGGATGAGGAACTGATAAAAGCCAACGAGCGTATCGTAGCAGCCATAGCACCTGACAACATCCAATTACTTGAACAAGAAAGGGCCGCAATACGTAGCGTGCTCTTCAATAAACAACGCAAGGTAACGATCTCCCAAAAAGGATCGGCCTTCCACGTCAAAGAGACCGAGCGCAACAACACATGTCACATCATCATTCCCACTCACTGGAAAATCAAGTTGGAGCAGTCCTTCCTCCTTAGCCAAATAAAAGAGGCCATCTTCCCCCCAACGAATCTGGAAGAATACGTGCTGCTTATGCTCAAAACTCTAAAAGACGTGGCGCTGGTTGCCCAGGCCTTGCGCCTATATGAACTGGCCGGAAATGACATACAACTCACAAACACAAACGGCCAGTTCGATAAATACATGCACAAAGTCATAGAAGTGCTTGCAAACGCGGTCAAAGAAGGCAGGGTGGAACTGGACGAAGTTAAGGCCTTTATCGCTCACAGAAGGAGAATAATGAATGAACTTGTCAGACTTTGTCACCAAGATCAAAACGAAACGCCTCACACACCTGAAAACTGAGTGGGAAAAAGCCTGCGCCGAAGCCTATCCAGAACCGTTCGGAATAATTTCCAACGTCACGTTCAAACGCCCATTTTCTCTCATTACAGATGTCTACTATGCCAAACCTGGCATTGAGGTCAAGGTAGGCAGCATCAACCCCATCTACACCACGGTAAGTCGCAAAGGAGTTGCAACCGCATTCTTGGCCTCAAAGGGCATTATTGTGCACAAGGACTACATAATCTTGCATACCGTCAAAGTATCATTTAGGATACCAAGTATCATTGCCATAAAACACGATGCGCAAGAAGGAACAGTGACCTTCTACTACAACATCAACACTGTCAGCTCACATGTGTTCAGCATCAAAAACTTTGAGTTCTTGCTTCAAGATATATTGGAGCTCCTAGGAGGATACCTATGGCCCAGGCCAAAATAATCGCTACGTCTGACTGGCACCTTAGACGCCCCCGCCCCGTTGCACGCACCGACGAAGACTTCATGGGGGCTCTGCTCAAAAAGGTGCGGTTCGTCATCAACCTTGCCCGCGAAGAAGATGCCATTCTGGCCCTTGCCGGGGACCTATTTGACTCCGCCCGGGCCACCATCGTGCCTTACGAAATAGTCGCACAACTCATCAACCTCTTTCGTGGCTATGATAAGCTCCTCCTTGCCGCCGGCCAGCACGACATGCGCTACCACCAAAGCTCACTAGAGAATACCCCCTTTCAGATCATCGAGACGGTTGTCTTCCCCCGCGGTCGGAAGAAGCAGGGAAAAATAGACGGTATTTACTACACCATCGTCGACTGGGGTGAAGAGATCCCAGAGCCTGAAGGGCACCCAGCAGTCCTTATCATTCATGAAACGGTCCTGAAAGGAAACGAACCGTTTGCAGGAGTTCCGGCGAAGGAGCTACTAAAGAACCACGACTACGACCTCATCATCAGCGGAGACAACCATAAGCGCTTCACGGCCCGCGTAGGCCATAAACTGCTGGTCAACTCGGGATCCCTTGCACGACTCACCATCGACCAAAAAGATTTTGAACCCCAGGTGGCAAAGATAGAGTGGACCGGGGATGCCTTTGAGATCATAGACTGGATCACGGTCCCTCACGAGAAGGACGTATTTATTGACCTCAAAAACAACAAGCAAGAAGAACTTGCTGATGTTTCGGAATTCATAGAAAAACTGGCTCAGGAAAAGGTAACTAAACGTGATTTCCTGGGCCTGGTGCGCGAGGCAGCCCGGGAACACGATTTAGTCTCAATCCTAGACAAAGTGCTCAAAAGAGCCGATCTAAACTAAGGAGGAAGTCATGGACATCGTCGAAATCCAAGAAAGGCTTGAAGAACTCAAAGCAAAGAAAGCCCGCCTTGAAGGCAAACTCGCCCAGCAACTAGAAGAGTTGCGCAAGAAGTTCGGCGTCGAAGACATTGAGGAAGCCAAAAAGAAACTTGAGGCGCTGCGTAAGCACTACGCCAAGTTAAAGCGCGAACTAGACCAGAAACTCGAAGAATTCAAAGACAAATACGGAGCCTTACTCGATGAGGACTAAAGAACTACGCCAACGCCTAAACAACATCAAGGCCAAGAAAGAACACTTGGCTAAGGAAAAGAAGCGACTTGAGTTTGAACTCGAAGAGCTTGCCAGGGAAGAGGAAGAAGTTACCAAACTCATCAAGATCATCCAGGAAGTCGCCGATGCAGTCCTCAAAGACGTGACGGGCACCGTAGGCCAACTGACCACCCTCGCCTTGCAAACCGTGTTCGGCCCCAGACTGTCATTTGAGGCCCAGATCCTCCACCAGCGTGGGAGGCCGGTCGTTGACCTTGTGCTCTACGAAGACGGTCATCCTCTGCACCCCCTGGAAAGCGCCGGTGGTGGAGTGGCCGATTTGATCTCCTTCGCCTTGAGAGCCACCTTTTGGGGCCTGTCACGGGACAGTAGGCCGGTAATTTTCCTTGATGAACCGTTCAAGTTTGTCTCCTCAGATCTCCAGCCGTATTGTAGTAAGCTCCTGCGAGAGCTTCATGAGAAACTAGGCCTGCAATTCATAATCATCAGCCACCTACCGGCCCTTATCGAAGAGGCCGACGCCGTCTTCGAGGTGCAACGCAAGGGAAACCAATCCTATGTCAAAAAGAAAGGAGGTTCCAAAAATGGGAGAAACAACGTGGACGGGTAACCCGCGTGCAATCCTTTTTCAACTACCGTGCAATCAGTGTCGTAAGTTCCGAGCCGTAGACCACAATCATCCGTTCGGCATGATGCTCAAGCCCAATCATCTATGCCACTACGTCTGCGATGACGGTCTCGATCTTGCCACCTATGACTCGTGTGTGCTGGCCATAAGACAACACGGCAACCGCGAGCCGGAGGAAGTTCTAACCGAACTCGGAAAGAGAATCAGGAGGGAAGGATGCCAAAAAAGAGAACTGCTGTAAAGAAGAAAGCATGGATCGGAGTGGATCCCGGGAAGAACGGAGCCCTTGCACTCGTCACCGAAGACAACGAAGTGCAAATCACGGATGTAGACGGAGACGCCCACAACATCCTCAACTGGATCAAAGAGCAAAAAGACGCCTACGACATCCAGATAGCCGCCCTTGAGCACGTCCACTCCATGCCACGGGACTCCGGGAAGTCTGCCTTCACCTTCGGGCGCTGGTGTGGAATGATTGAAATGGCCCTCATTGCCGAGGGTATTGGGTATGAAAAGGTGACCCCCACCAAGTGGAAGAGGGGTCTTATCAAGAAGGAAGACGGGAGAGACAAGGCGGCTTCTATCAACGTCGCCAAGAGGCTCTTCCCCAACCACGCAGATCTCTTCAAGAGGAAGAAAGATCACAACAGGGCCGAAGCCCTTCTCATCGCCGTCTGGGCCCGGAGAAACCTCTAAGCGAAGAAGAGAGTCTCAGTTTCCTCCTCGGCCATATTTTTGGCGGCTTTCGTGAGGTTATAGACCTTATCATAAACGGGGATAGTTTCCTCCGTCATAGAAAAGATAATACGCCGCGTGTCCTTCAATCCACGTAGACGGAGGAGCATCCCCTCTCGGGGCTTGTCGTAGAAGACCTCGATCTGCTCAAACGTATCCGTATAGCCCCGGGGAAGCTCTACCAGCTCATGTGCCGGCCTAAACCCCTTCTCGGCCACGTCTTCGGCCATCACGCCGGCAAAAAACATCCCGACCTCAAACTGGTCACTGACCGATTGAGTCCGCCCGGACTTGACCTTGAACTTCCCTTCAAATGCCGGCACCACCATCCCGCGGTAGAAGGTCTTCTTCTTCAACTTCGGAGCCAGTTTCTTCAAGATCAACTGAGTCGTAGTGTAGAGGTGGCCAAGGGCCTTCTGGAAAGGAGTGCCGTTATTGAGTGAGAGGCCCTCCATGTGGCCGGCCATGAGATCTGCAATGATGGGCACACCGAGTTTCCTATGGGCCCTGGAGTAGGCGAGATGGTTAATCAAGATCCCTCGGGCCACTTCACCATTCGTTGCGGCCTTATTGAACCCCGCAACATCAACACCATCCGGAGCAACGTGGGATAAAGTGAGCCGTCCGTGGACCTCTAAAGCCTGTTTGCGATTGAAGCCCATTCGCCGAAGGGTCGCATAGGAGCCGAGGAGGTTATACCACATCTTAGTAGGGCCGTGGCTCGTGGTGGTGTCCTCCGGATAGATGCCAAAGGCTTCCAACCCGCGCTCATAGAAGGAAGTCTTGAATCTGGTCGTGAGTTTCTTGAGCGTTTTGGCATCTACCCCGGCCAGCACCCCCGCGGCCAGGAGGTAGGTGCCTTTGAAAACGTCCGTAGGCTTGTAGTATTGCCGCTTGGCCTCAGTTTCGATGGCATTGGTGACGAGGTCCTTGAGTTCCTCTTTCGTCTTTGCCTTATCGAAGCCGTAGCTACGGTAGTTTTCCTTTGATAGCTTTTCCAGCTTATCTGCTGCCCGCCCGAGGAAGGAAGTTATGTCCTTAACTTCGGTGGCCTCATCCTTCTTGTCTCCGGGCTTATCCTTGTCCGGGTTCACATAGTAGGTCCGTAAGTGGGGGTTTACTCCCGGAGGAGCTACCAGCTTCTTAACCGGGACGAGGCGGGCACTTTTCGGCATGGCTAAGCCTCCTGTTTGGCCTCGGGAGGTTTGATCCTATTTATCACTGCCAGCATCTTTGCCGACTCCGCGATGAGCTTTTCCTGGCAGGAAAGAGGGGCCTTGGCAATGAGTGCGGCATGGGCCAGGACCAACTGATTGCCCAAGCCCCCCATCCCAGGGACCGTAGACTTGAAAACCATCCTGCGCAGCTCAGTGAGGGCCGTGGCGGGATCTTCTTCTTCCGTCAGCAACTTCGCCACGTCAATCATCGTATCTTCATCAATTTCTTGAATTTGGAGAGATTTTTCAATAATGCGTTTAGTAAGCATTGCTTGAACCTCCTTTTTATGTTTTAAAACATTCATAAATGATGAACTTTAGGCAAAAAATTCGCGCAAATTTAACAAAAGACATTGTTGTCGTCGCAAATGGTGACAAAGCTACCGTATATAGTAACAAAACCGGACAATTTGAAATCATAGAACTACACTCAAAATATGACGGACCGGTTGTGCTCAAAGTAAATGAACTAAGCAAGCAAGACCAAAACGAGGTGATGAAATGTATTATACAATTTCGCCGCTGAACTCGACATATAATAAAGGAGTCGAACAAGTTGCAAATGAGATGCAAAAAAGTTATCACTTGTCCGTCCTCATAGAATATCTTTTAACTAATATCACACAATCAATTACAATACAACGCATTTCCTATGACAGCTACACGCAAAAGGCCGAGTTCATCACCGAAAACAACCATCCCCTCGTAATTCCAACCCTTGTGCAATTCAAAGATCCTGCCATCCTGCTCACAAAAATCGCCGTGCCCAAAATAGAGCAGCTAAAGAAGATGCTCATTATCAAATACGGCCAACCAAGTCCCCATGACCAACCAACACTCGTAGTCAATAAAAATGAGTGGTTATGGAGGGCTCGACTCACCCTTGTAGACAGAATATATGAAATCTTGGGTGTCCAACGCACCGAAGAAACACCACCATACGGATTCTTTATCGACCTCCCGGAGCAATGGTCTCTACCAGTCCTCACGCGGTTCATGGACGTTACTACCGACATCACACACATGCTCGAAAGTGATACTCCCACAAATACCCTCACTTTCGTGGAAGAAATTCCTCCGGGATATGTAGAAGTCGAACCCTACAAAGATGTCCCACCCCCGCCAACCCTTCAAAGCGTCCTCGTCATCCACACGGACGTGCTACTGGACAACATAGCGCAGGAAATAAATCGTATAATCGGAGACATGCTCACAGACCTCATCATTGAGGTCCCCACAAAGCAACTTTTTGTCTACACTGGTCACGAACGGCACGACCTATCGAACTATCTTCTCTAGTCCTCAAAGGTCACATTCCAGCGCACCCAAACGGAGGCCCTGGGCACAACTTTGACATTCTCATCCGCCCACTTCGCTCCGTCCACGTGCTGAACGCCCTTTACTACCACGGTTCGAGTCGCACGGAGGTAAATATCCCAAGAAGACGGGGCACCCGAGACCTGAGTCGAAGAGTATTCACCAATGACGCTTACGTCCGACACCCGCAGGGCCTG